CTTTGATTTGCGCTGCAAAATCTACACGGGCATCAATCATATCGTAGTTGCCTGGTGCTTCGGCAGCTGCTGAGTCTGTCCAGAACTCGGCTTGCAGCTCTTGCATCAACCTGTCCATTGCCAAAAAGATGTTGTTTCTGTCGGTATCGTTTGGATAAGTCAGCGCCAGGCGGATGTCTGCACCCTCAACCTGGTCACGGGTCATCGAATATGCTTCGTCAGACTTTGTGATGAACTCTGTGTTGCCACCGTTCTCGGTTACTTGCTTTGCCACATACGCCTCAAATGCCCTGGCAAACATTTCTGTTGGGCGCGTCCAGTAGTTAGGGTCTGATTGAGCTTTGACAGCATATTCCGCCGCTTCTTTGCGATACACACTCGGACTAACCTTAGTGCGTGTGCTGCCTTCACGCAGTTTGCGTAGCTGCTCCTCCAGGTCTGCGGCTTTCTTGGTCGTTTTACCAGTCTTGGCTTCGTATGCGCGGGTTTTGGCAAGTTTCTGCTCCACATCCATTATTTTGTATGACAGCTCGGCGTTCTCGAAAAACATTGCGTTCATCAAGTCACCCATCGCTTCCTGGACGCTTTTGGGTACGTTATCTAGCCAGACGCGCTCATCTGCTTTTAGGTTCGAGCGGATGCGGCCAGTGATGCCGCGCCCATCGTCAGCTCCGAACTTCTCGACAATATGGTAATCGAGCGCATGGCCCCATTCATGGGCAAAGCTGTTCGAGCGTTTTGGCATAATAATGACAGGCGCTGGCACTCGGCCAACGTCTGACATTGTTTGTGCAGCTGGGCCAGCTTTCGACTGGATAAACGCAGCCAGGTATCCACCCCATTGACGACCAGGCAGCGCTAGACCCAGGCTATTCTCAAGGCCGATAGCGCTATACGGCAGCCCTAGGGAGTGGGTCATCCATTGCAAATTGCGATAGGCGTCAAGCAACGCCTGGTTTGCATCGTATGAATTTGTTTCGGGTCGAGCGATGTACTTGAACCCAAATTTATCCGTAATAAGGTCAGATAGAATTTTGAACTGCCGCTCTGGCGTAAAGTTTCTTGCCAGGGCAGGGTCGAACCCAGCATCAGTAAATGCTTGGTTGTAGACAGACTGTCTTAGGGTTTCGACTTCTTGGAGGAGTACACGACCTGATTTTGCCCCTCTTGTGCTTGGCTCTCCGTCTTCTCTGAGGACGACTTGTGTGGGGTCTGAGGTGAAATCACCCGTATCCCGTACTCTTTCGCCAGGCGCGACACTTGCTTCCAGGTTACTTTCGGGTCTAGCGTTGTCATCAGTCTGCACCTCCTCTGCAATCTTTCTAATTTCGTTTTCAATGGCCGTTGCCCTGGGGTCAATCGACTCATCCCGCAGAAGACTTTTCACATTCATATATGCCGGAGTATCTTGGTTATAGATTGGCGTAGCCTGGTAGTTGCCTTCTCCATTTATGTTAAATGCAGCTCGTAACTTCAGCGGCGCTTTTATCTTGCCGCTCGATGTCTTCAAATCATCTGGGTACTGGTTTGCCAGGGCTTCTGGTATTTTGATGTTAAATTTTACATCAGTGCCAAAACCGCTGGTATCAACACGGGCGTTTACGCCTTCGAGGTTCAAGGCTTTTACGCGGTTCAGCAGCTCTTGCGCTACTGCAACATTGTCTGTCGGGTCATACCCTAGCTCTTTTTTAGACTCTTGCCGACTTTTTGTGTCGCTCGTTCTAGTGTCTGTGCCGCTGCTCTCGCTGCGGGTACTTTGTGTTTGTTGGCTGCGCGTTTGAGCGCTGTCGCCAGTGCTGTCTTCGGGGAGGAGGCTCCCTTGCCCTTCCGTGCCATCCGCTTTCCTTTCTGCTTTTGACCGCGCTGCGCGTACAACATCGGTCGGTGTTGTGGTGTCTTCGAACAGACCATCGCTTTGACGGTTGCCCGACTCCTCGACATAAAATGCCAGGACATCTTGCATAAACTTTTGCGATTTTGCCCTGGTCAAATCCTCGTTGTAGAACGCTCGAATAATCGCATCCACAATCGGGTCTGTTTCACTGAACGCATCTTGCTGCGCGAAATAATCGCGTGGCTTGATATTTCGCTGCCGCAAGCTGCTTATGGTTTTCGCAGCCTCTGCGATTTGCGGGGAGATGTCAAACTCAGGACGGACGTTACCGCTTGCAATGTCAGCCTTCAGCTGACTTACCTGGGGTGCAGTAGACATCATCGCATTGCTGATAGCCTTGATGTTGTCGTCTGTGCTGTCGAGCATTATGGCAAGCGTGTCTGTATCTTCATACGCTGTCGCCAAGATTGCTGACTGCATCCGGCTTACAGCATCTTTTGTCAGGCGACCGTCACGGCTGAACTGCCCTTGCTCGGTTGGCGATAGCACCTGGCGGACAAACGCTTCGACAAATGGCTTGTTCTCCAGGCTAGTCAAATCACCGCCTGTATATAGATTGACCACTTGCGGCGGCATCCGTTGTGCATCGCGCTGGGCGACTTCCGTTGTAGACATTCTTGCCTGGGCATCAGTGTTTGCCAGGTCAGCAAATGTCTTTAGGTCATCGACCGTCATGTTTGTATCGGTCAATCGGCGCACCAGGACAGGCTGGCTGTAACCTTCGAGGTTCACACCAGCTGATTGCAGTGCCTGGGTGTACGCAGCTCGGCTGCCAGGCTGATTGCTATACACTTCTTGCAGTGTCAGAACACGGCCATTGCCCGACATGATTGTTCCGTCACGCGCAATAATCGGCGCACCATCGCCCGTTGTTGGGCTATCGAGCAAACGGTCTGGGTTAAACTGGTCTGGCGATGCCCGTCTTTGTGCTTCGACAGTAGATTCTGACAAGCTACGGTCACGCGGCTGCAAGATACCCTGGGCTTGCTTTAGGTCTGCCAGCTCGACCACAACAGTTTCGACTTCGTAGTTTGCCTGGCTGTCTGGCGTCTGGACTGTTTTGATGTCAGGCTTTTCTTCGTTGACCGACTTGCCAACAGCATTGACAGTTTGCTGTGGGTTCTCAATAGAGATAGTCTCGTCTGTTTTGACAGCTGGCGGAACTAATGGCGCTGGTGTATCGCTTGTCTTTACAGGTTGTTCTGCCGTTGGCTTATTAACAATATTAAGCACTTCGCTTTTTAAACCAGGATAAGTTTTGTTAAGCTCATCAAGCATTACGGTAGCTGCTGGCTCTGGCAAATCTGACATTGCCCGAACCGCACCTTCAAGCGCTTTTGCTCTTGCGGCCAGCTCTCCAGCAGATTCTGGTTTCGGAGGTGCAGCTGGCGGCTCATTCGTTACAACAGGTTCATTAACAGCTGGCACAACAGGACTGTCGCCCTGGTTGGGCGCATCGAGGCTCGGTGTGTCTGTTTTTACATTAGGACGCTCGATGGTGGTCGGCAGCTCTGGCTTCGCTTCATCATCTGGCCGTTCAATACTCTCCGGCTGCACCGACTGTACTGGTGCATCGACCTTGCTAGGTCTAAAATCAAGAGGCGCTGGTTCATCGGCAATCGGCAGTGTCGAGTCAACAAAACCATATGCAGGGCTACTCGGATTTAACAAATCAATAGCAGCTTTGTTTGCAGCAGCTTCATCCGCTTTTGCTTCGGCAGCTGCCAGCTCGTTGTTAAATGCGTTTTCCCTGGCAGCTCTGATATTGCCAGGCGTACCAACAAGAATCTCGCCAACGCCAATCGGCCCTTCTGCTACGGTTTCAAGGGCAATCTCGCCAGGCGTAAACGTATCGCGGAAGCCGAAAGCCATCTCGGATGCCTGGCCAGCGGTTTCACCAAGTCCGCCCAGCCCCATCTGCAACCCTGTTTCAGTTACAGCCCTGCCAGTTACGTTTAGTCCGCTTTTGCCAGCTTGGACACCGCCAGCAACTAACTTACCAGCCAGACCCATAGACAGCGCATCGAACACAGCAATCGGAACACCGTATGCCGTGCCACGTTTTCTTGCCCTGCCCCAGAACTCCTGGTCTGACATTAGCTCCATGATGGCAGCTTCGTTGTTCATATCCACGCCAGTAGAGCGGATTTCGTCTGTGATTACGCTGGCGTATGTTGTGCCAAACGTAATTGTGCCACCAGCTGCTGCACCAGCAACGGGCGTACCGACTACAGAGCCAGTGATAAACGCGGCCAGTGACGGCGCTGAAACGACCAGGCTTTCGCCTACAACAGACAATGTAGCTTGTGGGTTGTCTGCAATCGCTTTGAGAGACTCAACAAAGCCTTCCGCCTCTACAATTTCTTGCAAACCTTTTTGTATTTCGGGAGGTGCATCTGGATACAGCCTATCCAGCTCCATCATTCTACGGACAAATTCTTCGGGTGACTTTAGGCCATACTCCAGGCCAATAACATTAAATGCCTGATTTAAACGACCAAGGCCACGCATAAAGAAATTGTTTGGCATTTCAAACATATTGCCTTCTGCAATCATTTTTGCAGCAGTATTGTCATCAATAGGCACATCGCCGATTGGCGTACTAAGAGTGTAGTTACCTGGCGCTCCCTTCACGCCCGAAATAGATGGATTAAGGTTTAGTCCAGCCTTTTCGCGTGTTGGCCCGTCAGTAGCCATAATACGCTTTAGTCGGTCTTCTTCGCTTACCAGCTTAATCTCGTCAGCTCGAAGCTCACCAATCTTTTGGCTTCTTGCCAGGGCAGCTGCGTTTGCTTCTTCGATGCTGTTAAACCTGGGTATTGCATCGAGCTTTATTTCACCAGCTGCAATCAGCTTCCCAGTAAGTTGGGCAGCTGCTTCTGGCGACATAGGCACACCGTTAATAATGGTAGGGATGTTAAAGAACACACCTTCCATCGGCATCCCCAGGGCTGTGCCTGGTACGGTTGCCGTCATCTCTGTAGCAAAATTTTGGTTATCGCCTTCGCCTACCAGGATTAATGGTCGGTCTAGGTCAATTGGGAAGCCAGCTGGGTCAACAGGGCCACGGTAAACATCTGACCTTTTCGGCTCGTTTCGGCCGCTGCTAGTGCCATTTTCTGGCGGATTATCGTTGCGTGATTGTCTTCTGCGCTGCGCGTCAAACCCTGGCGTCACATTCCCTGTAAGCAATGGGTCGATTGCCAGGTCTGTCGGGGAACTGGTATTAGGCGCTGGCGAGGAGGATTCACCTTCGCCATCTTCAACAGGAGGCCGTTGATTACCAGCCCCCGACAGCTCGTCTGTTAAAGCACTTGGGCGGAAGTCAAGGTTAGGAGTGTCCTCAACTACATCATCGTCTAGGCCAAGTGCGCTTGGGCGAAAATCCAAGTCCATGTCAGCCCCCTTAGTTTCCGCGTAACTTTAATACTTCGTTGTAGATACGCTGTAATTCATCATCACTGTACTTCATCTTCCGTGTCCACAAGTCAGCAAATTGAGATGCTCCACCATTCTGGCCTGGTGCAACAGCTGCGGCAAACTTGTCTTGCGGCATACGAACAAAGTATTGGACAAAATAGTTAGGCACGTTGAAGTTTCTGCCTTCAGTAATCGTGTATGCACCAGCTGACAGCATCGGAATCACGTTCTGGCTGTATGCTGCATTTACATCGAGGTTTTCGTTGTCTGCCAGGTCAGCTCTAATCATCTGTTCAGAAATGGTGTTCATTGCTCCAATCGCGTGACCAGGCAACGGTGTTTCTTCCATGTTAATGTAAGCTGTCACATCTTTCTTAAACTGTTCCTGGTAACGGGTCATATCCAGCGTATTGCCAGCGCCTTTTACATCAGCACCGCCACTGGAGCTGCTGCTACCTTTCGGCGCAAGCTCTGGCTTGCCTGGAATAACGTACTGTCCCGAATCGTTCTTTTTGATGCCCAGGGCTTTTGCATCTGCTTCGGTTAGGTAAACATCTTCTTTGCCCACCTTGACAATGATTGCGCCAGGCTTCGGCCCACCATCAAGGACGTACAGGCCGTTGTTATCAGGAGCGATGCCCAGCTTTTTGCCAGCTTCTGGACTGACAACAATTTGCTTGCCAGGCTCAACAGAGATTTCAATGTCTCGGTTTTCATGTTTCCAACGCGCAAACGTATCGTCCTTATCAGTATCATAAATTTTTGCATCATAATCTTTGTCTGCCTTATATCTTTCCCAGGCATCTCTAGCTGCATTGTCGCGGTCGCCTTGACCACCTGGGCCAGACTTCAAATCATCCGCACGGCGCTTGGTTGTTTCGGACTGGTCTGTAGCGTAGCGGTTATCGGCTGACGTTATATCTTGACCACGCTGCGTATCACTTGACTCCGTATCAACCTTGTATTTGCCCAGGTCGAAATCTAACTGGTCGTCTAAACGGTTAGTCGCGTCATTGGTAGACAGCTCAAGCCCAGCAAATCCAGGATTGTTGTACTTGTTGCCGCCTCTCAGCATCAATGCGCCTCGACCAGCTTCGTCATCAGTGCCGCTCAAAATCATGCTACGCGCCAGGCTGTTGTCAGCGCCTTCGCCAATATTACCAAACGCGCTAGTCATTGTTTCTGCATTGCCATACGTTCCTAGCGCAGTTCTTGCCATCTTGTTTGCGTTGTCAGTGCCAAGGCGCATCTGACCTGGAGCGGGTGGCCCCATAAACTCAGAAGCCAATGTGTCTATTCCTAGAGCTTTTGCAATTTGTGACTGAAAATTTGGGTCGTTTGCCAGGGCATTACCCGCTGCATAAAGGCTTGCAGCCATTTCGTTATCCTGGTCAACGCCAGCTGTCTGCGACTTACGCAGCGCAGCTGTCGCATCACTCGCTCTGGCCCTAGCCAATGCAGCATCATCCGATGCGCTGCCAATCAGCGCCCTGGTCAGGTTGCTAAAGCCTTGCATAAGATTTGGGTCAAATGCGTATGGGTTTGCTCTGGACATATTAATTAACCCCTTATGTTATCGGGCCTGTCGGGCTGTATAACCCGTAGCCTGTCATTGTTCGTCCAGCGCCTGTTAGCAGCTGCGCCATTGGGCTGTATGCTTTGTCATTGGCAGCTTGCAGCTCGGATTGCAGTACACTCGAATTACCGCGCATAAAGTTGCCCATAAGCGCTGTGTCAGCAGCAGATTGCGTTAGCGCTGGATTGATTGTTTGTTTCAGATAATTACCAAACGCATTGAGGTTCGCCAAAGACTGGTTTTGTTGCTGATTAAAGGCTTCAGCTGCTGCAAATTCTTCTGCTTGGGTGTCGGATACTATTGACGGTACGCCGTCCTTTGTTGCCACGTTTACTGGCATCGGCTTTGTGTTTGCATTGTACTGCGCTGCCAGCTCTGTCGCTGCATTTTCTACACCAGGGTCAAAGCTCTCAGTGCGGTCAAACTCGTCACGGCTTTTTCCGATAGCTAATGCAGCTTCGTTCTCAAGGTCACGGTTACGTTTGATGTTTGCGTCCATAGCCGCATTTCGTGCGTTCTTTGCACGGTTAGCAGCCCTCATCTGCAAAGCTGTTCCCAGACCTTGCATTGCAACGCCAGCCATCAATGCCTGACCAGCCGTTAATCCCGCTATTGGCGCACACATAGCTTCCTCCTTACCCTATTACCTTGTTCGAGCCGCCCTGGAACGGAGAGCGGATGCCGACCATCGAAGACGGCGCTGTATTTGCACCCATTTGGACAACAGACGATGCAGAACCACCATCATCGCCTACCTGACCTGGTGCGGCGCTTGCTACAACATTTGTTTTGGCTGCGGCTGTGGGTGAAACTTTGTCGTATCCCTTAAAAAACTCTACTGTATTTTTCGCGCCAGGTTTTTTTAGTTTGTCTATTCGGCCACTAATGTCGAAGGCTTCGATTGCATCAGCTTGTTGGTTGACAGCATCAGCTGTGGTCGCGCCTCCCACCAATGCAGACAGTTCATCGCCAAACTTTTTACGGCTTGTGTCTACTTCAGTGCGCTTGGTTCCGGCATAATCAGAAGCCATCCTATCGAGACGAGCCATTTCATCTGCTTTTGCCTGGTCAAGACCAGCTATTGCATCATTCACGCCAGCTTGAGATAGCAGACCTTTAGACTTAAAACCCTGGTAAATGCCGCGTAATGAGTCATCGTAAGCTGATTGCAGAGAGCCAGATGCAAAGTCCTTATATGACGAGGACATATCGCTGTAGTAATCGTCATTAAAAAAGTTAAACGCATCTGCCAGCTCGGCTTGCTTTGCAGCCAAAGCACTGCTTCTGCGGCTTCGAGCGTTGCCTAAATCAATTTCAGCTTGCGATGGGCCGCTTGATTGATTTCCGCCGCCACCACCGTCACCTTGAGCGCCAGCGAAAACGCCTTGCGGGTTATCCCGCTGCGGAGGAACATACGCGCTGTTAGCATCAGTTGCGCTACCTGTTGGGCCATAATCCGGCTGTCCTGTATAAACCTTGCCGCCAAAAATACCGCCTTCATGGTAAACGCCTTTTACGTTGCCACGACTGTCAAAGACAGGCTCACCACCACCCTTTAGTTCATCAATCATTTTTTGGTTGCTGCTTGTTCCAATAGCGCCAAGTATGCCAGGCAGCTGCGGAGACTCGTTACGCTTCTCTAATTGCGAGATAGCGTTATCTCTATCAGCTTTGTAGCTGGTATCTGTTGGGTTGCTACTGCGAAAATTATTTTTTGCTGTAAAACCCTGGTTGTTACCTACGCCGCCAAACGCAGCTTGTTCGTAATTGTCAGAAGTGTAGCTGGAGCTACCACCATCGGTGTTTGCATCGCCGCTGCTATCGCTGCCCATATCGACCTCCTAATGTATTGTGGCGCTTTTCGGCGCACCGTGTTTCAAAACTACGCTGTTGATGCGGTCGCTTTGAGCAACACGCCGAAAGAACAAGCGCCGACCCTGGTACTGCTTTGCCAGGTAATCATATGTGTGTTTGCACATTTCGGATGCGCCACCGAACGGAGCGATGAAGTCCATAATCCACAAGTTTCCTTCGTTTTCTGTGGTTAGCCAGTCTTCATCATCAATAAACCCTGCACGGTCGATGTACCGCACCTCGGTTGTTGGGCGAAGAAACGTATAGCTAATATAGCCAGTCAAATCGCCATCATCACGGTCGTAATACAAACGCGCATTGCCTGTTAGCAATGCGGGTACTATCAGCTTCTCGATATGGTCGATAGTGTAATGCCTGTATGTTTCTGTACACGCCATAAGTTTCACAATCTCTCCAATAACCTCGTATAAATTTTTATCATCTTCATTCCACATTCCTTGCAGAACTTCCCACGTTAAAGAGTCCTGATAGCTCATATGCGTTTTTCCCCCTCCGCTCTAAATCAGCTTGCGTTGCAATGCCCTCAGTGATGCCAGAAAACAAAAGTCCAAGCGGGGAGAACGCTGGGAGCCTTGTAAGGTTTTCTGCGCGGTTTTGAGCATTGGCAGCTGCCAGTGTCGGGTCAGCCAGGCTCTGGTTCTGCGTCAACAAGTCAGATTTAGCTGCGCCTACTGCGCTGCGCGATTGGTTTTCAAACTCTGTGGCCTTATCAGCAATAGCCCTGGACTGGGTGTCGTACTGCTTTTTTAGGTCGCCAAACCGTCTTGCTTTAGCCGAACTGTTAAGCAAACCGCTACGCGCCAGAGCCAGGGTCAAGTCACGGGTCGCGTCCTTAAACTGGTCTTCCAGCTGCGGGTTTGCATAATCCAGGTAAGACGTTCTGCGAGTGTCATAAAAATCATCATCGAAACCAGCAAAAGTGTTTTCGATGTTCATTTTACCTTCGCGAATACGACCCTGACGGGCTTCTTCTTCCTGTCTTTGGCGCTCGGCTGCGCCGCCATCTCCACCGCCACCTAAACACATTATTCAATCACTCCTGATTTACGCCACTTAACTGTACCTGGTGCTTGCTCGTCACTGCGAATATAGGAAAACGTAATAAAATTTTCTCCATTTCGTCCGTAGCCTGGCATGATGCCCTCTTTCTTCAATCCCAAAAACTGTAACCAGCGATGTATTTCGTTATAACCCTCTATTGATTGCGCCTCTACTCGATGAGCGTTGGCTTTATCTAATGCTGGTATTATATCGCGTATTATCGTCTTTGTCAGAAATCTGCCGATTTTTTGAAAGCTGTCTGTCGCAAACATCCCCAAGCCCCACACTCCTGGCCTCATTGGTATGTACGCCAGGATGGCAATCGGGCCATCCTTTGTGTTGCCGATTGCGTAAACATTTTGATGTGGTGCATATAAATTAGCCAGATACTGAGCAAGCTCCTCTTTGTTTTTTGCAAAAGTGAGACACGATATTTCTTCGTAATCTCGCTCTCTCATGTTCTGCGCGACATGAATAACGTCTTTTGGTTCCGCGTAACAAAATATCATCCGGCTTCTGATGCCTGGTAGTGGATAGCAATGTTACCAATTTTTGCTCTCCCAGGCTGCGTACAAGTCAATCGTGGCGCAACATGAGTAGAATATCCTGTTATCGAGGCACGGCCCAAGCCGTAAGTTGTTCTGTGAACGGTAACAACGTCCTCGAAATCGGCGATGTTTTGCGGGTCTGTTGCCAAAGAAACATTCCAAACATTTTCACAAGTAACATCAATCGACATTAAATCTTTGAAGGTTGCCGGACTGCTTGCATCAAGAAACGGCATCTGCACTGTTACCGATGTGTTGTCATAAATGTTTCCGTTTTCACCGCCTAAACTAAATATCTTGTTGCCGCTGCGACAAAGCACCTGACGGCCATCATAGGCCCAACGGTCTACAACAAAGCCAGGCTTGTAAGTTGACCAGGCACTAACCTGAGAGCTGGGAAAGTATGAAAACACATAAACGGTATCGCCAATCGCCAGCATATATCTACCATCACGCGGCTCAAGAATAGCTTTTGATATTTCAGCAATCGCACGATTATCCTGTATTTCTGGGACAATTAGCTGGTCAATAGGATTGCCAATATCACCGACAAACGCAGCATTTGACGAATCCCGTGAGCGCAAACTGCGAACACCTGACAACGACAGGTAAAACACATCGTTATCACCAAACTCAACAACGCTATCTGGAGCAATCGTACCAGTGTTGTTCAATACTTGAATTTGCTGGTTTAGGTCTTCATCAGCATCAACAAACCATATCTGCACGGCTTGTTCAGCCAGGACAGCAATGTTGTCAAAATAGTTAGCAATCGCTTTTAGGTCTTCTGAGCCTTTTGCGTTGTTTGCTAGGTTAATAAAACCAGCGCCAAGGCTGCCATCATTCCATTCTGTTGGGTCATCGACAGCTGAGAAGTGCAGCAATGAGTCAGACAAAGCATACATTTTGTTTTTAACAGGTCGAACAAATGGCCCAGGAGTGTAACCTTGCACCGAGCTAGAGTTAGCGCCGCCATCAAGAAAATTTTGTGATGCTGGGTCAAAAGCTGTTGTGACGTTACCCGCTACGCTGACAGCAATAACAAAGTTGTTAAAGGATGAACCGCTTTCTTTTGCGATAATGTTTACAAACTGATTGACTGCTGTTGCCTCATATTCTGGCGCTGATGGAAAATTGTTTATTGCATCTGCAAGCTGCAAAGCAGTAGCGCTGTTCGATGTTTCCCATTCTACCTGGGAACCAATAATAGCAACGCCATTAACAGTAATATTAGTAACAGCATTGTCGATACCACCGCTCATGTGATTGATGTTGCCAATCGTAAATGCACCATCAACACCAGACGTTACTTGGTATCCGTTGAACGAAATACCAAAAGAAGGGGCTGTTACAGTAACAGTCGCGCCACTTGCCGATGCGGTATAATCGCTGCTGCCGTTAGTGATAGCTGTCGCAACATTAGATGCTGTGCTGTTATTATCGCCTGTATGGGGGACAGGACTGTCTATAATGTTTTCGTTGTTGACGCGCAGAACACGCAAGTTATCGCCTGGGTTGCTTGTACCGCCAGTAATATCGAATGAAGCTGTCGCATTTGTGCCGCCATTTGTGCCGCCAGTTATTTCAATAGTCGCCCTGGCCCTGCCATCAAACCAGTCAGTAATTCGTGTGCCATCAAAGTAATGAAAAATACGACCATCAGAAAACTGGGCAGCTGCGTAAACCTGACCGTTATAAAAGTCTACAGACAAAACATCGGTTAGCGCTTCTCCAGAGGGGTGCTGAAGTCTAACATAGTTAATGTTTGATGGTGTGCCTGGCGCAAAGTTGATTGAGCTAGGGGCCGCATCCCCAAACACATAAATCTGGCCACCAGAAGCCGCCAATCCGATAGTGTTTGTAGGCAAATCAGCAAGCTCAACAAACGCTGGGCGCTTTTCAATTTCGCCACCACGGGTAATGTGAGCATTTTCAAGTGTAACCAGTGTGCCAGGCGTTGCCGTAACATTCATACGCCTGGTATCTAAACCGCCTCTAAAATCTTCGACCAGGATATACGGCATATTAGGTTCCTGTTGTTGCGATTAGTGGTGGGCCTTTCGGACGGTACATACCCTCTGGCTCACCGCCGCCAATAACAAACGTATCAGTCTTTGCAAAACGGGCTTTGAGGCGCTGATAATGAGCTTGTGCTTGTGCTAGTTTATTCTGTGCATCGCTTTGCTTTTGCCTGGTAAGAACCTCGGCAGCTGCGTACAGAACAATAAGTTGGTCATCGAGGTCGGCTGTATCCGCTACTGCAACAAACTGAGACAGGTTCTTAATACCGTATATACGCAAAGAGTCTGTGCCTGTTGCTGGGTCAGAGTTGTTTTCTGGTATAGGCCATACTTCTATTTGGTTGTTCTCATGGGCGTCATACCTACGAATAGGTGAAGAACGAATACCACGGTCGCTGTCATGCTGGTTGTATTGGTCTGCGCCAATCCCGTACCCCAGCTTAGTCCAGTAATCGCCATGCTTTGTCTCAACACGCTCAACGCGCTCAAACGTCACATCATTTGGCAAATCATAGTACCGCTGGCCAGCCTGTATCTCGATGTCGCGAGTTACTTTTAGATGTGGCCAGCTGTAGTCTTCCCAGAGGCGCTTCTGAACACGCTGTATCATCCCAATCAAAACATCACGGGATGCCTTACCCAAGTTGGGTTGCAATGAATGTCCGACTTCAGCCCTTACATCATCGAGCAGTTGTCCTAATGTTACGCCTCTGGCCATATTTTATCACCCTTCTACAAACGCCTCATTCTCTGGTGTAGCAGGGTCATCAGCTACAAACTTGCCACCAGATGTACGAGCGCGAGTTTTTTTAGTTGCTGCTTTCTTTTTAGCAGCTGGCTTGTTTGCCCTTTGAGAACGCCAAACTGGCTCAAGCATTTCATCAGCAATCCGAGCTGCATCAAGCGTACCTGGCAAATCGCCAAACTGATTAAAAAGGGTTACGACCTTTTCATCACTATAAAGACGGCCTAGGCGGTCGCGTTCTTCTTCGTTACTCACTTCCTTAGTGTCGATAACCTTAATATTTGTTACCGCATCAGCTCCATGAATTGATTGCAGCAACAGAATTTCTGGTACTGAAACCGTTGGTTTTGGCACAATAGCTCTCACATCTCCTCCGATAGCTACCGTACATGAGCAAAATTCCATCATATTATTGCCTCCTGTAAATGGAGAGGCGGTTTCCCGCCCCTCCAGGTTTGCGATTATGCAATCTCATAAACACCGTGACAGTTCAGCTGGAGAGCTGACAGACACGCTGTTGTTGTGATTGCGCGGAACATCACATACTGGTCTGCCGGACGGGCAGGGCTGTGACGTTTCATCTTTTCGCCGTCCATGTAGTACATACACAGCTTTGACGAGTCGATAATGTACGCACGTTTCGATGGGTCTTTGCCACTAATAGTCAAGTCATCGAGTGCTGGGTCATACACAAACTGTAGACCGTTGTAGTTGATTTCGCCCATCGCGATATTTTGACCACGGGCAAAACCTGTTTGGGTGTAGTTACCGTTACGTCTCAGCTCGTCCGCCAAGCGGTCGAGGAACGCTGAACCACAAACAGCAATGTTTGGCTTACCGCCAAAACGCTTTAGCTGGCGCATTTCTGCGTGCAGCAGTTCAATCAGCTCCTGGCCAGTTGCAGATGTAGTGATTGCAACATTAGCGCGGTTTCTCCACCAGGTATTTGATACAGTAGACAAGCCGCCTACGGTTGTACCAGTTGCTGTTGGGTCATCTACGATGATTGAACGAATACCCGCAAGGGCATCTGCATCCGCTGTACCGTCACCATAAAGAAGGTCGTTCATTCCACGCGAATAACCTTCCATCATGTCGTCCAGCTTATCCTCGAACAAATTGACGAGAACAGTTGCGTCACGACCTGAGTGGTTCTGTGTGCCAGATGATGTTGTGCTATCAGTTACGCTGATACCGTCCTTTTTAAGTTCGGTCAGAGTAAGTGAAATACCAGCATGGTGTTCTTTCCATGCGTAGTTTGCACGTTTGATGTTTGCTGGGTTTGCATAAGTCACTGTGTCGTTATGCGTATAACCAGCAACGCTAGTTGTGTATGTGCCTTTTACGGCTACAGACAATTCGCCTTTGCCACCAGGAAAAGTCTTTGCTGCGGAGTCCATTGCTTGCAACAGGGGCTTATCTGCGAGGCTCTGGGAGTACACATTGCCTTTGTCAATGTAGTAATCCAGTGCTGCATTGGCGATATTGTCGAGTTCGGCTGTAGTAAATGCCATTTTCTCGCTCCTTCAATGCGATTAGGAAGTATTCCCCAGGGCATTTTGCACAGCTTCCATTAAGCTAGTGGGTTCAGCCTGGGGCGTTCCGCCTAGTTTGCCACCAGATGCCGTTCTAATTTGTCTCTTGTTTCCAAAACGAGCTTTGTATCTCTCATTTACTGAGTCATACGCCTCTTTCGCCATCGCAATCGCTTGTTCTGACGTTGTAGGTCTGCCCCTTTCAGTTACCAAGACTCGAACACGGTCATCAATTTCATCTTGTTTGAGATCATAATCTGGGTCTGATGCTCTGGTTCGTTCTTCCCAATCAGTCACGGTGGCGGCCAAATTGTGCAAATGTGCTTTCGCCTGTTCCTGATGCTGCCTTCCTTCTACTTGCTGCCGCATCTCGCGTTCACGGGCTGCGGTAGCTCGAAGCTCAGAAAGCTCTCGCGCTGCATCTTCGTCCAGGTAGCCATCGTTGACCTTAGATTGGATGTCGTCCGGCATAGTAATGCCAGCTTGTAATCCCAGATTTTGAACAAACGGATTAAGCGCTTCCAATGCAGCTTTTGGGTCACTTTTCATCATTGCCATGATTTGAAAGCCCTGGGCCGCTTCTTCAGCCGACAGATTATTGGTTTGTAAAAAATCAGTAATCTTGTCGTATTGTTCCGCTCTCTCTCTAAAACTGTTCCTTTGGTCTATAACTTCCTTAAAACGAGGATGCTTGTGGAAAGGTACATCATCAAATGAGTCATCGTCTTCGCTCGAAGCCGCTATCTCATCTTCAGAATACTCACCTTCTTCATCATCTCCTTCATACTCCTCATCGGATTGCGAGTCCGCTTCATCAGAATTTTGCATTGCATCTTGTACGACACTCAGCAAATCTTCTTCAGTTTCGCTTTCTGCGCTTGACGACTGCGCTTGTTCGTCCTGGTTTTCTTCTTCAGAGCCAGGGGACGGGTCCAGCTCTTTGACTTCTTCAGCCATATTTTCGTCCTTTCTTACGGCAGTGCCGTATCTCTAATATACCGTTGTTTGTCCTATGTATCAACAAAGCTGGCATGGTTACTGGTTATTAGCTCCCATTGGCGCAAGTCCTCCACCGCTGGGTAACTGTCTCGGCGCATTATCTGCACCGCCTCCTGGAGCGCCCTGCAATGCTGGGTCACCAGTACCTGGCCCTTGCTGCTGATTCATAGCAACAATGGACGGGATTTGTTCTGCGAAGGCTGATGTCAAGTCTAGCTTGTCATCCAGACGCTTCAGCAATTCTTTTGCTAACCATTTCGGGTCGATGCCTGGCATTTGCAGCAAGAACGGCATAATACGCTCGATATTCGCCAGCTCGGCTGCACGGTTTGGCTTGCCTGTACTCCCTGCCTCAATTTCAAGGAACACTTCTTCCATAATTTGGTCGCGTGTCATTTCTGGCCAAGCAGAACCTGGGCCAGCTATCTTTTTTACTTCTTCGACCGAAAGCTCTTGCAGCATAACCTGGCCAGCTGCACGGGCAATCTCTGACATAAAGCTGTCTAGCTCATCAACATTTGCGCCCATGCTCGACATACGAGCAGATTCAGCAATGCTGGTTTCTGTAGCTGTAGCTTTCGACAACCCGCCAAACTGAGCCTCTTGTGCGCCCACTACCAGCTGAATGTCATCAAATATTGTGCGAACCTCGTACAGATTAGGGTCAATGCCAATCTGTTGAACGGGCTGAATTACATCATTTACCTTCTGACCAGCTGCCAGGGCTTGTAGTTCGAGAACGGCATTGGCCGGATGCGTGGCCAGCTTTTCCTTATCTTCTTCTTCCAACATACCAGCTGGCGCTGCGTACTTAGGTCGATTGGCGCGGCGATGCTCTCGCAGCCCCTGCCTTGCGCGATTGTATTCATGCTGCATAGGCAGCAATAGCGATATATCTGAAGGCGGATATAGGTGGTCTTTATGCTCAACCTCGTTGAATAACAGAGGAAATATTGGCCAAAAGCACTCGACCTTTACGTCTGGAGCCATTGGCTCACGCAAAAAATCTTTGTAGCCATCAGCAATGCAATATTGCAAACCTGTCTTGCGGTCATACACTTCATAGACTTTTACTAAGCCTTTGGCTGTGCTGTCGCCATTTATCTCGTCATATGATGTTCTATTACGATATGGGTCGTTTGGCCCAGTTAGGCGTCCTTTCATATCGTAAGACTTGTATTCGTTCTTTAGGTCTACATCGTATATTTCTTTAACTTCGTTTGCCGACAAAAACAGCTTATGTGCTACCCAGGATGCGCCAACAAAACCTCGAAGCTGCCTACACATTGGGTCAACAATAATGCTGTCAGCTTCTGGGAAATCAAAAACCAAGCCTTCACGAACAGTAATCATCGGCTCATTCATTAGAGCCTGGAGCGACAGCATCAGCTCCTCAATCTGTGAATCGTCCTGGTCAATGTCACCTTCAGCTGCTTCGGAAGCAACGCGGCGTAGGTAATCGAGCTGCGCCTGGACATCACTAATTTTAGCTGCAACCTCTGGTGAACGGTCTAGGTCGCGCTGAAAACCTACTTTTACAAAGCCGACACCAGCTGTAATTACTCGGCGTACCAGGGCTTTCATTTGTGACTTAAAGTTAGGCTGTTGTTCCTTCATATAATAATCAAATAAATATTCTAATGTTTTAGCCACATTATCTAGCATCTTGTTCTGGCGGTCAGCCATCTGAAAATCTTGAATAATCGCGCTGGCTTCAGCTGGTACAGGCAACATAGACTGCGCGGCTGCCTGAGAGGCCTGGTACGCTGTCATAAGAGTTTCTGGCTTGCCATCCCAAATTTGGTGTTCCATGCGCTGACGGCGCTTTGCAACAGCCTTGGGGTTTTTTGCATACAAAGCAGCTGTCCGCTGCTGAACGTGACGCTGAAGAATGTTTGCAACGTACTGGTCTTCGCTCCAGGCAGTATCATCAAAGCCTTTTAGCGCAGCATCCATATCGCGCTTCATTTCTTTGAAAGCCTTTTCATGGAAGCCTTCTGCTTGTTTCAGCTTGGCCATCCATTCAGATACAAGTTTTTTACGCCTTTCGGTTGGTTCGGGCTTTTCGGATGCGTCAGTCGCAACAATCAACATTTCTTCGTGCATTAGAATCCACCAGTTGCGTTATGCAACCGCTCCTCTTTTTTTCTTTGTGATGCGTCCCATTTTACCCACGCTAATGTTCCAACCTTCGGTGTAGTATCTTGCTGGATGCGGATTCCGCCTGGTGTAGCGAACCGCGCAAGACCCATACCTATCCAGGCTATTGTATCAACAAAATCATCGTGACGCGAGTTAGGGAACTTTAATATTTCGTCAACGGCTTTTTGCGTCCAGGGCGCTGCTTTGGGAAACATCACTTTTTTCATGGCCATACGACCCATAATAGATTGCGCTCGTTGCACCTTGTTATGTACTGGCGTCACCTCCTCGATGCGGCAATAAACCTTTTCTTCTGCCATACGCTTACGCAAAAACGGCCCAATAGACTTACTAATGTGACCTTTTTCAGCCCACCAAATAAGGGGTTTGTGCTTTTTCATAAGCTCAAGCATGGCATTGATAGTTTTGTCGGTAGGCTGCTTTTCCCACCAACAGTCCAGCAAGTAGATGTCATCATTTTTATCGACACCTACGACCAGTAAACAGGTTGCATCGTTCCTGGTCTTATCGGTTCCAACAGCATGGTCGGATGCTGCATATATTCGTAAATCATCCGGCACATCTTTGCGATTGTAGTAAACAATCGTGTCACGCTGAAACAAATCACCATCTTCCGGCGTAGGCTTGCCCTGGTACAAAGCAGAAAAACCCCTGGCGTCTAGTCTGCGCTGGGCTTCCATAAAATCCAGGTCAAATCGTTCTGGCCATAACAGCTCACCAGGCTCACGGCCTAGCGGGTCTTCGTCTTCTGCCAGGGCGGGTAGGTTGATTATCTTCCACTTTGAGGCTTCTTCTTCGCTAAAATGTGGGTTAGTCGGGTCTGTTAAACGCCCAATCAGGTCATCTTCGTGCCACCTAGTCTGCACAATGACGATAGATGCAGATGCTGTCATTAATCGAGTCATCAATACCTGGGTAAACCATTGCCAAAGTTGCTCTCGAAGGGTAGGGCT